GGAGGAGGACTCAGTAAGACCTGAGAAAGAACACTTATTAACCACATAGAAGGAAACAGCACGGTGGAAATTTTCACTGTCTTCCAGAGGTCGAGCAAGATATGCTTTGGCGTCAAGGAATAAGTTTCTAGCACTTGTCGGTTCAACATGACGATATTTCAGTTGTAATAATTCATCTCGCATCTCATGACCAAACATCTGGAGTTGCTGCCAGAAGTTGACCAGAGGTTCATAAAGGTCGTTGACCCAAACCTTTAGATTTGGATACTTCTTTGTAATATGAATAGCAACACTACCACCACCCAAGAATGGTTCACGAAACTCATCATACTCCCTTAAGTCTGGGAAGTATTGATCCATCTTGGTACAAGCACGGGACTTGCCACCAGGATATCTAAGGGGTGTTTTCAGTGACTTCATAATCTTTAGGATGATACTTCAAATATTCGTGGAAGGTAAGTTTCATTTCCTTCTCAGTCATACCACAATGTTTTGCGGCAGCAGGTATAGTCATTTTAGCACGAAACAATGCTTCATTTGCTTCCTGCACATTCTCAGGAGTGGTCTTCACTTTTGGTTCTACCAACTTTGTTTTATCGATATTCAATAACCCCATTCTTAGGTCCTCCTACAAGTTCTCCAACTAAAGTGTGAGTGAGAAGATTTACACTCTCCGACATCGCACGATATCCAGTGCCAACATAAAGTTGTCCAGCAACTACGGCAACTGTACAAACTCCCCAGAAGTAATAATACATTCTGGACTTAACTTGATGATTCTTTTTCATTTGAATTCACACTCCACCATAAGTTCGGTCAAACAAGCAAGCATATTGATTTCTTGATCTGCTACAAATGCCGCCTGATACTGATACTTAGCAAGCACAAGCACAGCAGCAGGAACACTATTGTTTTCAAGGGCGCTATAACAAGCATCGTAAATACGGCGCATAAGTACAGTAGTATCATTATCCATGTTAGATACCACCCACTTCCGAACTTCGGGGAAGTTCTTTTCTTTGAGGTTTTTGACAAGTTCATTTACAGCAACATCAGAGAAAGTAGCAAGAATACCAGCATCAATCTTTCCACTTACAGAATAACGCTGACACTCATTCAGCACTCGCCGCCAATCGGGGAAGTGTTTGTTGACAAGTTCTACCAGGACCTTGTTATCAGATTCAATACCTTCTGCAGCCAAGATTTCTTGGAGACGCTTGAAGAACTGTGCTGCAATCTGCTGTTTTTCTTTTCCTTTAATGGAGAAGTCCACGACGGCGCACCGACTGTGGAGAGGTTCGAGAATCTTGTTCTTGTAGTTACAAGTGAAGATGAATCGGCAGTTGCCAGCAAACTCCTCAATAAACGCCCGTAGGAGGAGTTGTACGTCGTTGGACGTGTTATCTGCCTCATCAATGATGATGACTTTGTGTTTAGCAGTCGCCGTAAGTGAGACGGTCGAAGCGAAGTTTTTCGCATTGTTTCGGACAGTATCCAAAAATCTGCCCTCGTCGGATCCGTTGATGACATATACATCTACTCCAAGTTCATTACACAGTGCCTTTGCCACCGTGGTCTTACCAATACCAGGAGGACCAGCAAGAAGCATATTAGGAATCTCGCCCTTATTTAGAAACTCCTGAAACATCTGCTTTGCAGACTCTGGGAGAATACACTCTTCAATAGTCTTTGGGCGATATTTTTCAACCCAAATAAAGTTACTCATTATCTAAAACCTCAATATGAGACAAAAATTGTGCTGGAGTATTCCACCACACCATCTGGGTTTCTTCCCAGTTATCAAAAATTACAAAATTACCATGAACATCTACCAACTTATATCGATGGCGAATGTATGGTTCCTTGGATGTCTCAGTAAAATACCGAGAGTCCTTTTTATCAATCAGTTTCATACCCATTCTGGTTTACGTTGGGGCATACGAAGATAATTGTCTTTCACCCAAGGTTTGGATGCAATATACATCTTGTATGCGTCAAAAGTGGAAATACTAGTATCAAACTTGTATTCCTCAGGCATTGCACGTGCAAAGGGAGTAACTTCATCAAGTCTACCTTTGGGGAAAAGATAGTAAGCATGAGTCAGTGTCCCTTCACAAGAGTGGGTTTTATTATAGCGCAAACTATACTCTTGACACAAGTTCAATCCCCACTTGATGAGCCAGTAGGCATTATCCACCGTCTCTGCCGCCCATTTGGTACATGGGTGGTTTCGGAATGCCCCCTTCTCTGTCTTGTAGGCAGTGCCGTCTTGCTTGGGAAGAATCCCATAATTATGATACCAGGGAGAAGCAATAATGCTAAGCATCTGGCAGCACTCAAGCGGCATTTTGACAATATGTTTGTCAGGAAGACAGATAGCACTTTCGGCAGGGAATGGATCTGTGACAAAAATGTTCATTCCAAAGGTCGCACAAACGATTTACTAACGATGCTTTTAGCGTCAAGCATCATCTTCATATATTCTACACCTTTTTTGGGTTTCGTGTGATCCCCACAGGTGAAGATGTCACACACTGCCATACCCAGTTCTGGCCAAGTATGGATGCTAATGTGACTCTCTGCTAACATCGCCACACAAGTAACACCCTGAGGGTCAAACTTGTGTGAGTTGAGTGCTAGTAGAGTTGAGTTACATTTGACTGATGCCTGATAAACAACATCCCTTACAAACTGTTCGTCATCTAAGAACGATTTGTTGCACTCTTTTAGAGTGAAGAGAATGTGTCTCATCAACCAAAAGTGGAATCGGGTTCCAGAGCGATATAATAAGTGAGGTTGTACTTGGTATTCGTAAACTTAGAAAGAAGTTTAGAAGACACTACAACATCATAGGCACCAGGAATAATCTTGATGTTTTCTACCTTGAAGTTGAAAGCAAACTCTTGGTCAGTTTCACCAACAACGATGGCATACTCGTTAGAAGTATCGTTCTTCTTATCACGAACAACAAGTTTAATTACACCTGCTTCACCAACTGCAGACAAGTCAGGGAGTTGATATACTGCTGCTGCCTTTACCAATTTTTCCAAAGAAGTGCTATCAAGTTGGAAGCAAACATCTTGTGAAGGAAGAGTAATATCCTTTTCGGGAGGAGAAATAATCACATTAGGATCGGCAAAGAAATACTTCACACGACGCTTTCCTTCCTTGATACTGAGATAAGAATCCTGTTGGAAATCAAGGTCAGGATCTTGATGAAGACTCAGACCATTGAGAAACTGGTTCAGATCATAAATGGCAAAGTCACGAGGAAACTCTTCAGTAATATCCGCTTCGGCAAGGATGTTCTTAGCAACAGAAATAGTGCGGAGTTTAGTTCCTTCTTTAACAAGAATGGAGTTATTGATTCCAGCAAAGTTTTTGAGAATGGTCAGGGTGTTATCGGACAGTTTCATAGTTTTATGTTTGAGATTCACAATCAGTAAGGGAAGTCAGAGGTGGTGTTAGATTTATGAAGACCAGCAAAGTGGTACAGAAGAATACAATAATGGATTGCTTTCAGAATGTCTTGCTTAGATTTGCCGTTCTTCTTACCAAAACGAGAGAGATATTTGATTGCATTTGAGCGAGTGAATGCTTCTGCATCACCAATACTCTCAATCAAGTCAAGAGTTTGAGTTTTGGAAGTTTCTGAAGTGTAATGTGAGTGATAAGTGCTGGAAAGATATTGCTCAATTTCTTTTAGAGTTTTATCTTCTTCATATTTCCAGAATCCGTTTTTATTTGTATCTTCAGGCATTTTAATGTCAAAGGTTGAATTATTGAAAGAAATATGGTCGTTACCAAATGTAGAATTAACTTCTGTTTTGAAGTTAATAATATCAGAAGAATTGTTTGAGATTGGATTATTGATGTTTAAAGTTGCATAATAATCATCCTCACAACCACCCTTCAGTCCAGAATTTACAAACACTGAATTTTCAAACAAATTTTCAGGAATTAAACTATTTTCGTAAGTGCTCTCAAAGTTTTCAGACATTTTGTTTCATAGTAAAAGGACAAAAGAGAAGGCACATTGACCTCCTCATATTCTATCAGTTTGCTTGTTGTTCGTCAACGGGCATCTGGAAATCAGCATCTACCTTATCATAAAGCTCAAGGAATGCTTGTTTGGTTTCGTCGTCAAAACGGTTCACGCAAACTTGGATTGCTTTTGCTTTATCTTGGAAGATGCTATGAGCACGGATAATATGAACCAGACGACGGGTACTGATGATTTCCTCAATACCACCATCATAGAAGGTCTTGCGGATGATGTCTGCCCAGTCCACCAGGCGCTTGCAGAAGTCGCGGTCTTCCACCCCAAGGTCCAGAGCAACCCCTTCCAGGATCTTCTGCTCAATCTTGGGAGAAGGATACTCCTGCTCAAAGGTGACAGGGAAACGCTCAAGGAATGCTTCATTGAGAACATTGGTGCCGATGAAGCGTCCATCATCAGAACCTTTACCCTTAGTGTTTGCGGTGGCAATCACATTGAACCCAGCAGCAGGTTTCACCCAACGACCAATCTTCTTCAGGAAGACACCTTTTCCTTCTAGAATGGACTGAAGGCAGAGGATCTTGTTGGAAGCCAGGTCGATCTCGTCAAGGAGAAGGACTGCTCCCCGCTCCAGTGCTTCGATGACGGGACCGTTATGCCATGCAGTATTCCCATCAACAAGCCTAAAACCACCGATAAGGTCATCTTCATCAGTTTCAATAGTAATGTTTACACGAATCAACTCACGCTTCAGTTGAGCACATGCTTGCTCCACAGAGAAAGTCTTACCGTTACCAGAAAGTCCCGTAATGAAAGTAGGATAGAAAAGACGGGACTCAATAATCTTTTTGATATCACCAAAATTACCAAACTTGACGAAGGTATCATCTTTTTCGGGGACAAGGTTTTGCTCAACAGCAGGAAGTGCAGCAGGTGCTTTTACAGTTTCTTCGAGTTGCTCACGAACCTCTTGGATAGTTAGGTTCCACTTACCACGACCAGTCTTGTAGGAATCAAGTTTCTTGGTAACAGTCTGGTAGTTAGAACCATTCATAGCACACCAGGCACGAATGTCGGCGGCAGTCACAGACTCTCCATACACTGCTTGGAGAGAAGTGCGGATGTAGTCAGCGGAGATGGTCATGATGTCGTTTGTGTTTTTCAACTGAAGTTATTATACAAGAAAAAAGGGGGTCGCAAGACCCCCAGTGTACCAGTTCAAGAATTGGATAAATGCTCTTTCAGTTCTTCAACCAACTTTTTGTGGGAGTGTCTTCT